AAGAGGATTCAATCTTATCTAGATGAATTAGAGATAAGAAAGGAAGCAGAAGGTGGCATTACTAGTGAGTTCGTAGCAGATGCAGCAAGATTGATAGGACAGGCTAATACTTCCTTAAAACTAGTTGGGCAGTTGAAGAAAGAAATTGGTGTAGATTCTCAGTTACTTTTAGCACAAATGCAAATGTCTGATGTCAGTAGAATCTTAGTAGATGTTCTTGGACACGACCACTTACTATTAGATAGTGTAGAAAGGAAACTAAATGCTTTATCCGCACCTGTTATAGATGTAGATTATACAGAGGTGGTAGAGTGAGTAAAAAGTGGCGTAACAAACCTACACGCATGATGATTAATCGTACTTTAGAGAAAAAAGAAATACCTAATCTTATCGAGGCTATGGCCGAAGATGGTGTTAGTGCCTACATAACTAGTAATGGTATAGTGTGGTATCATGCCGAATACAAAGTAGCCAAGAATGTTATAGGTGATGTATGGGGACTATCCCCTACACAAATGGATAGAGTAAACAATTACATATATGGTAATGACCCATTTGTTAATATTTATAAAGACGAATACAAAAAAATTGACTAAAAAAATTGAAAGGGGGTATAGGCATTATAATTTTTACAAAAGACCCTACACCATTTATGACAGGAGATTATCTTGTTATGTATGGTAAATTAGATACTGCCCCAACAAATGCTAGTATTACTTACATATTACATACAGATAAGTTTGGGGTAAAAGAAGTGGAACAATGGAGTCCTGTAATACAAAACAAATTAGTTATTGTTACCGAAAAAGCACCTAGAGTAACTAAGAAGATAGAAGATTTAGTAGTAGTTGACGATAAGTTGCTCATAAAATCTAAGGATAATTACTTCGGCTCTATCAAATCTTTACTCACATGGAGCGATAGAAAAAGAGTGAGCAAGGTTATACAAGACACGCCTTTACCATTAGTTATTGCTTTCTTAAAACAAAACGATGTAGACATAGAAGTGTGGCGGAGTCTAGCGAAAACATACAAAGTATTACCGGAAAAGTACTCTAGGGCTTTATTGGCTTACAAGATTAAACCTAAAAATATGCGGGTCAATTGGCCTAAAAAGAAAACTAAGGAAAAAGAAAGACCGGACATTTTTGAACATGATGATGAACATTGGGAGTATATAAAGGACAACTCTATAACCGTAGCCAACCACTTACGTAAACGTAAGAAGGTGAGTGAGGAATGGGTTTAATTATCGACATTTTTATTTTCTTAATAATAATTTTTTTATTGTCTTTACCTGTCTTTATTTTGTTTGTATATCTTCATGGGTTTGATGCATTGGTTGATGAGTTTAGACCTTATGGGTATATAGAAAGGCGGAGAGAAAGTTCTAGAACAATAAATCAAAGGGATGCCGACAATTATCTAGCAAATAGTGTTTTTTGGTCGGATATGGGAAACCATTAATAAGAACCATAGTGATAACATTTATACATGAGTGCAAACAACCGACGGGTTCGTCGGCTTATCGTAGACATCCTATGGAAACATGGGGCTATGACTAAAGAAGCAGTTGCACAAAGGCTTTCTAGTGATAAAAATGTTAGGGCAGTACCTTCACCCCATAGTTTATCGGCTCTTTTATCTAAGAATCCTCAGATTGTTGCTGTCGGCTCTGAGAAAGTAGAGAATGCTGTCGGCCTAAAGGCTAGTCATCTTATTTATGACATAAATAGAGATTTAATCAAGGCAGAAGAGGACATAGTTTATAGTCGTACTCCTACCGTGATGACACCAACACAAAGGAGACAAGCCGAACAATGTACGTGTGGAAGGATAAGGGTTTTTCCACCGGATTCAAAGGTTTGTCTACATTGTGTTAGGAATAATTCATAACACACTAATGGAGTAGATATACATGGGGGAGATGATGCGAGAGGATATTAGTAGCATTCTGTCAGCCATGTATCATACCCACCATAATTACGACCTATCGTATTTACTCTCTCCCGCCCACATTTCCGAAAGTAATTTTATCAGAACAGTATTAGATTACTTTACAGACCCCGATGAAGATGAGGAAATGGATGAGGTGATTGCAGAAAGATTGTCTCCCGAATATCTAAAGGGTATAATGATGGGTATTGTTATAGCACTAGATACTGAGAAGTTTCACGGTGAGATGATGGGTAGAAGTAGTCATGGTGAGATTCTACATTTGTTCGATGCAGCCAACGCATTCCTGTTAGAGTCATTAAATAGATAATATTTATAACCCTAATACAACACAGTTTTTCTCATGGTAACATGGGCTACTAAATACAGACCGACAAGTTTCGATGAAATGGTAGCCAACGATTACTGTCTAGGCTACAACCAACATATTCTACTACACAGTAAACAAGCGGGTGTAGGTAAGACTACCTATGCTCACGTTCTTGCTAATCACATGGGCTTCCCTCTACATATATTCAATGCTTCTTCTAAGAATACTAGAGGTATAGCGTTTGTAGAAGAAGAGTTGTTACCTTTGACACGTTCGGGTAACTATAATCAATACATCTTGTTAGACGAAGCAGACCAATTGACACCGGAAGCACAGGGCGCTTTGAAAGGCGTGATAGAGAATGCACAAGGTTACTTTATTCTTACTTGTAATAATATCGAAAAAGTAAGTCCTTATTTACGTTCTCGATGTAAGTTAATGGAGTTTAGACCGATAGAGATAGATGAGATGTTAAAGAGACTACGACAGATTGTTGTAGCCGAAAATGTGATTATAACAGAGGCACATCTTCGTATGATTTGTGAAGCACATAGTGGCGATTTAAGAAATGCTATCAATGCTTTACAGGCTTACGATTCTTTAGGTGAAGAGAAAGGTAAAGCATTCGTACATAGTTTAACGGTAAAAGAGTTTGATAGTAAGTTTCTATTAACTTTATGTTTCAGAGAAAAGGATTTCAAGAATGCTGTAAAGTTCTTTGGTAAGAACGATGTAAGGCAGACCATAAGAAGCGTATTTGATTACGCAATAGAGTCCGACGCTAGTAGCGAAGGCAAAATGACAGTCATTGATGCGGCTATAACAGCCGAAAGGGATTTAATTAGCGGTATTGACGAAGATATTGTTAAGGGTAATTTCTTAAGAATGCTAATGCAACCGCATTCTTTATAACCGTATTAATGGACACGATAAAATAACTGAGGTATTAAAGATGTCAAATCAGATGCTTGAAAATATTGCTAAAACATTGAACGTCGCACCGGAGATGGTGCAAGAGAGGGCTGATACAGTCCTTGTAGAGCAGGGTGCTGCATGGAAAAATGCAGGTCGCTCTGATGAGGATTGTGCCGTACTTGCATTAAGAGTTGCGGGTCGCCAAATCTCTTCTGAAACTGCTAGACTAAAAAGAACAGGCTCGGATGTCTACGAAGGTATGTTCATTTCTGTACCACGACCTAAAGAATGGGGTAAAATCCTATACAATAAGATGAAGAATCAACTTATGACTGCTACTGATGATGTACGTCAAGTACTGATTGATAGTGGAGCAGTTGTTGTCTTTGAAGATAACAATGATGGCACATACACAAGACTTGCGGCAGAAATGTTCGGTATCGGTACTGAGTCTGACGTATCTTCTCTACCAAAACACACAATGAGACTAGATGGTAACACACATTTCTATGTAGTGTGGGATAAAAACAACCCAACATTCCCGTCCGGTGATGCTAACTTCAAATACGGTGCGCCTCGCCCTCAAGATGAGAGAGAAAGAACATCATTGTTCTATGGTCGTAAACAAGGAACTAATGATTCCTTAAAAATACTTAAAGTAAGTGGTAATGGTGCTGCTGCTGATAGGCAGTTCCCTACATTTACTCCATTAACTATTCCTATGAAGGGTGGTAATAATGATAGATGTTACCTAAATGCTGATGTCTCAGTACCTACTACTGATGCTTCTTTGGCTAATCTGTTTAGTGGTTCACCTACTGATATTATTGGTGATTTGATTGGTAATGAAAATCTTCTACCTAGTCTCGCAGGTTTAGGTACTTACTACGATACCTTCAACGGTCAAGAAGGTTGGTGGGATAGAAACTGTGCTGTTATTACTGAGGTAATACACATAGACCCAAGAGACAATGGCGGTTACATCCTAGTATGTGCTGATACAGATATTACTTCTATGGCAGGTACAGTTGATGTATATTGTGATGAAGAAATTGACTTTGCAGTAGGAACAAAGATGCTACTACTAGGTGGGGCTTGGAGAAGCAGAGAAGGTGAAGATAGGCTATCAGTCAATGGTTGGTATGCTTTCGACGCTATCCCTCAAATGGTAGAGCCTGTCGTTGAAAACGATGGGTGGGAACAATGAAGGCCGTAGGAGAATACGTTATCCTAAAGATGGCTGAGACAATAAGTACCACAGGTCTTATTACCGCAAAAGAATATGTCGTAGATAGTATTGGTTCTCTCGTACCCCTAGCAATAGGGGTCGGAGACACCGTACTATTCAATGGTGATAAGATACAAATGACATTGGATGATGGTAGGGTTTGTGTACATTATTCTGACCTTTTAGCATTTGACGGTGAAGAAGTACCGTACTACATAGGTGGAGAAGAATACTACGACCAAGATTTACATGACGATTTTATATGAGGTATTTTTATGGAAACAATATTAACAGGAATGGAAGCAAAGAGTAAATTACTCAAAGGTGTGAACAAGGTTGCTAACGCAGTCAAAGGTACTTTAGGGGTAAATGCAAGAACGGTTATTATTCAGAACCCTGCGGGTATGCCCGTCATTCTTAATGATGGTGTTACTGTTGCTAGGGCTATCAATGATAAAGACCCCTATGTACAAATGGGTATAGACCTTCTTAAAGAGGTTGCATCGGAAGCACAGGAAAAATCGGGCGATGGTACTACTACTGCTACGCTTATAGCACAGGCTTTGTGTAATGGTTCTCTTACCTTAATAGAACAGGGTGTTAGTCCTATTGTTATAAGAGATGCTTTGGGTTATTACTTAGAAGAGACAATAGATTATCTTAACGACATTAAAACTGATGATTTCTCTATTGAAGATGTGGCTACTATCGCCGCTAACAATGACCCCGAATTAGGTAAAATGATAGCAGAGGTTATTAGTAATACAGGTAGTGAAGGTACTATTACGATAGAAAAAAGTCCTACCTATGAAACATACACGGAAGATGTACAGGGATTGGAAGTTTTGGCGGGCTACGCACACAACATTATGATTAACAGTCCGAAGGCTAGGTGCATCTTAGATAACCCTATGGTTGTAGTTACTACTGAAAGGATAGAGACATTCAATGCATTGATACCTTCTCTAGAACTAGCGGTAAATGCTAACAAACCTATCGTTATATTCTGTGCTGACTTTAATCATCAAGCGTTGCAGAATCTTTTAGTCAATATAGCACAAGGTAAAATAAGTGCGTTGTTAGTCAAACCTTCGGGTATGCCGGAAGAACAACAAGCATGGTTAGAAGATATAGCGTTAGTTACTAAGAGTAATTTGTTTAAGACTTCTCTAGGAGAATCTATCACGAAACTAACGTCATTTGATGTTGGCTCTTGTGAGAAAATACAATCTTCTGCTTTGACTACTATTATAACATCGAGTGGTGAATCGTCGGATGAATTAAAAGACCATATAACATCCTTAACTTCTTTTAAGGAAGAAGCAACTAATGATTGGATGCAGCAGTATTATCAAAACCGTATATCAAGATTGACTAACGGTATATCTAAAATATATGTCGGTGGTAAATCAGAAGTCGAACAACTAGAAAGAAAGGAACGTGTAGATGATGCAGTAAACGCCTGTCGTTTGGCTATGGATAGTGGCGTGGTCGCAGGTGGTGGTTCAGCACTATATTTTGCTAGAATGAAATTGTCACAACACCCCGAAGATGTTGATTATCATATTAAGAAATTATTTAATCTTGGGTTATTAGCGCCTATAACTGCAATAATACAGAATGCAGGTAATAATACGGGCGAGATACCTATACATACGTACAAACAATATATTTGCGGTAAAACTACTGAGGTTAGAAACGCATTTAATGATGGAGTTATTGACCCCGTACAGGTTACAATTAACAGTTTAGAATCTGCGGTTAGCGTGGCAGCATTACTTCTTATGACTGATGCAGCGATACTAACTGAAAGTTTATAACCCTAATACATCAGAGGAATATATATGAGCGCATGGGGAACACAAGCAACACCTACGACTACACCAAAGACTGCTGAACCTGTAAATAGATTCGATGAATCTTATTACAAGAATCTGTTTGAGAACAATACTATACAGGCTATAACACATCGTGCGGCCTTTGTAGGACACGAAAACACGGCTAAAACAGGTTTGGCTCTCTCTTGTTTGACTAAAGAAATAGAAGCGGGTAAAACAATCTATATTTTTGACATAGATAACTCTGCAAAGTCTACCGTAGACCATGTGTTTCCCAATGCCTCTAATATAGTTGTATTGCCTTTACATGATGAGACTGATGATTCTATCTTTGATGAGGATAACAACGTAGACTACAAGGCTCTACTTGACAAGACATCTTGGTATGTTAATATACTTGCTGAGAAAGTTAAGAATGACCCCGACTCAGTAGGTGGTGTCATCTTTGATGGTGGCTCTACATTCTTGAAATGGTGTGAACACGCTATGAGAGCATCATTACTAAGTCGTGGTGTCATTGAAACAGAAGATGGTACTTTTAACCAAAAAGAATGGCGAGAGAGAAACAGACTTTACAGGAATGTTCTGACTAGATTACACAGTCTTAACGTGGCTAAAGTTTACTTTACTTTCCATCTCAAAGCAGTACAGCAATATATGGATGACGGTACAGGTAAAAAGGTACTAATGACTGTTGGTTTTAGACCGGAATGGGAAAAGGGTACTATGCGTAAGTTCTCACAACAAGTTTTCCTAAACCGATACATGAAGAAGGCTGACCCTGCTTCCGGTGTTGAGGGTGATAGAACACTCAACGAAGGTGAATGGGTTGTACGTGCTACCATAGAAGAAATGAAGGGTAACAACATAGAAATGGTGGGTACAAAGCACGACATTCTAAAAGTTTCCAATGGCAACGTAGAGTGGTTAGGTCTACCGTTTATGGAGTGATTATATGATTACCGTTGATGGCACGTCTTTAACGTGGTTACTTACCTTGTCCCAAAGAAAGCAAAATGTTTCGGGAAAGGTAACACCACAGGTTCATTCTTTAATGATGAGAGCAGCAAGTGGTAGACTTACTGCTTGCTCTCTTGTCAAAGATGGTCTTACTTCATTGACTTTGTTGTCTATACCTTGTTCCGGTGAAGGAGACTTTGCTATATCTGATATAGAGGCATTTTTGGGTGCATTGAAATATCATGGTGGTGTTATTAGATTGGAGATTGGAGAAGATAAAATTATCTTAAAATCATCTAACAAACAAACTACTATGACTTCTTCTGATAAGGCTCTAGCATTTCCTCACACATCTTCTAATGTAGCAGAGTGGGAAGCGAAATCTGTTAGGTTGGCTACGAAGATAGATTTGACTGATACAACATATATGCTCAATAGTGGCGCTAAAAGAAAGCCGTTTGCATCTTGGGAGGGTATTGATACCACTACCTTATACGAGGCGTTTAGATGCGACAATATGAATAATCAAAGATATAACAAATACAAAATAATTTCTGACGAAAATGGTTTATGTGTAGAAGTTGGAAAACAACTTAAAGGTAAAACTATCTCTCAGATTGACCCGAAACCACAAGATGTATTTGAAGCCGACTACAATGGCGGTTTAGAGTATGTTTTCAAAGAGTTGACAGGAACGGCTGATATACACTTCTTTAACTTTGTACCCGAAGGACAGGGTATTAGAATGCTAATTACATTAGGTGATGGCGACTTTATTTTCCAAGCAGGTAACTTGGGGTGATTAAATGGATATAGAAATGACAGGATTAGAATTAGGGAAAAACAAAAGAATGATTGACGGGTACGAGGTTACTATTACCATAATACCTACTGACTCACAACCTCTGTATAGAGATTATGAGTGGCTACACGCACAGTATGTAAAACACAATAAGAATATGCAAACTATTGCTACCGAATGTGGAGTAACGCCTATGTGTATCAATAACTGGCTACGTCGCCACAACATTGATACCCGTAGTAGAGGCGCTAGAAGGTTGGATTGATATGGTTAATTACACACAGCGTTGGCCTAACTGTGAAAGATGTGGGGCTAATTTTTCTTGGGTTTTTGTAGAACATATAGAAAATGCCGAGATATATGAATGCGAGCATTGTAATGACCTTAAGATATTTAGGCATGATGTGGAATGATTGTAGAGAAAACTAATGGTAGAAATGTTCTCATAAGGGCTAGAGACAGTAATGGTAAAAGATACGAGAAAACTATTAGTGGTTACTGGCCTTACTGTTACATAGAAGATGCGAACGTACCATATGTTGCAGAGGCAGTAAGGACTGAGGCAGGTTATACTGGATTGTATGGCGAGTCTCTGACTAAAGTATATTGCGCCACGCCTCACGATGTAAGACAGGTATCTTATGCAGGGCCTACATGGGAAGCAAATATACCTTACACAAATAAAGTGCTATGTGATTATATTAATGACGGTAACGAACCTATACCTAACTATAAACATAGAACATGGTATCTTGATTGTGAGTGGTCGCCAACGACAGGACACATGAGAGTGATTGTAGCCTATGATAATTTTACCGGAAAAGAATATGTATGGTTTGTAGAAAATACACTTTCCGATAGAGACTTAAAGGATGGTGAAGGTGTACCGTATTCTGAGTTAGGAGAATACAAGTACGAAACGCCCGCTATGGGATTCCCTAGTGAGCGTTCTATGCTTATACATTTTATGAGAATACTAAAGAACTGCGACCCCGATATTATTACAGGGTGGTATGTAGTAGGTGCTGACATAAAGCAGATAGTAGAGCGTACTAGAGCGTGTGGGCTGCCTTCCTATGCTCTATCACCACTTAGACGATTAAGGTATGAGTATGGTGATTGGGAACAACCAATAGTGGGTAGGAATTGTATAGACTTGATGCTTGCTGTTTCTAAACTATGGGAAATGAAGAATGGAAAACTACCCTCTTACAAACTAAACGACGTAGCAGAAGAAATATTGGGGGAAAAGAAAGTTGAGTTAGAAAAAGGACACGATGAATCTTGGTATGAAGATAGAGATTTGTACATACATTATTGTAGACAAGACGTTAGGTTACTACCTAAGTTAGATGATGCAGTAAACGCATTGGATTACTACACAGCATTACAACACATTGTACAATGTGAGATAAAAAGTACGCCCTTTATCACTAAGATGTTTACTAACTTAGTTTTAAGAGATAAGCAGTTTGATAGAAAAATACCTACGCAACCTCAATTCGCTAAAGTAGATTATGAGGGCGCTGAGATTCTAAAGGTAGAGGCAGGTGTATATGATAACGTAGGTATCTTAGATATAAGAGCCATGTATCATTCCAATGCTGCTAAGTATAACATCAGTTGGGACACACTAGATGAGAACGGTGTAGATTGTGGTAATGGTTCTAAGTTCACACAGGGAGAGCAAGGATTACTAGTAAGACAAATGGAATTGATGACTGGCTTTAGGAGTGAGTTCAAGATGAAGATGATTATGACCGAAGGTGATGAGAAAAAGAAGTGGGATTGTATGCAGTTTGCGGCCAAGACCCTTGTTGCTTCTATGTATGGTGTGGCCGGAGATGCTAAGTTTGGTATGTATCACCCCGAAATAGCGGCTGCTATTACATACACGTCTAGGCAGACTCTAGGACAACTTATGGATGAGGCTAAAAGGGTAGGGTTTGACGTTATCTATGGACATACTGATTCTGTATTCTGCGTTATACCTACACCGGAAGAAGGTCTACAAAAATTAGAGTTAATTAATGAAAGAATGAAGCCCATTGTTACTGAGTTTGAGAAGTGGTGTTCTCGTATAATAATGGTGGCTAAGAATAGATATACAGGTATGGTTACTTGGACTGATGGTAAGTATCATGAGCCAAACATTTACGTTAAAGGTATTGAGATGAAGCAATCTCGTATGCCTCCTGTTATGAAAGCCGCCATGTTAGATACTATTACCGGAATATTAACTAATGAACAAGAGTCTGCTGTAACCGATAGACTGTCTGCTATGGTAGATTCAGTAATCAAGGGAGAAACAGACCCAATAGACCTATGTATGAAGGGTAAATTAGAGAGAGATATAAGCCAGTATAAAGTACTGTCCGGCTCATCAGCAGGTGCGGCATGGGCTAACGAATACCTAGGTAAAGGATATAGAAAAGGCTCATTCTTTTTAGTTACCTTAAATGAAAATGGTAAGTATATAGCATTTGACAACCCAAAGGATGTAGAGGGAATAGAAACCATAGGCAGTAAGGTTATGGTAGATAGATTTGTCATAAAAAAAATAAAGCCATACTTTGATTTGGCGGGGTGGAGTACGCAACCGATAGAAAATGCTAGAAATGGTTTAGCAAACATGGGTTGGGTATAAAACTTTATAATAGTAGTAATAAGGTGAGATAAATATGAAAGATGAAGATGTGCAGACATTTATGCGAGAGACTGTCAATATAATACAACATATGAGTATAGATATAGTAAAATTACAAAGTATGATGTATAACTTGTTAATTGATATAGATAAGATGGATAAAGTTTCTTGCCACTCTTGTGGTGAAGAAATTATGAGGCCGATATTACCTAATATACCACTAGAAGATATGTGTCCTATGTGCGGCTCTGATTTGTTTGATAAGAGTCAAACCTCTTTTGAGGATTGGGATAACGGAGTTGTTTCCGATGAAAGCGAGTGAACAACAAATAAAAGAATCATCATACATACCAAGTAATAATTCTTCCTTAAGAGTAAGTAAGTCATCTTTTATGACTTACAATATGTGTCCTAGACAATATTATTGGCGTTATGTTGCTGATATACCTACTCCACCACGTACAGAAGAAATGATTCGTGGTGTCGCCATACATAATGTTATGGAGAGAGGTTTATTAGACGGTGCTGACGTGCTGATGGAAGCGGCAGCAGAAGAAGGCGTAGCAGACGATGACGGAGTTGATTCATTAAACCTTCTATTGCATCAAATAGCCTATGATATGGGTGGATTCGAGGTTGTAGAGGCAGAAGTAAAACATCAAGTTTATGAAGAGGTAAACGGACAGCCTGTTGTATGGGTTGGTTTGATAGATGGAGTGCTTAGGCATCCCGATACAAAACAGTTGATTTTAGTAGAACTAAAGACAGGCAATATGTCTATGTCTAAATTAAGTAGAACCCGTAAAGAATTAGTTTACTATACAAGATTACTTAGAAAATTAGATTATGATGAAGTCTCTCACTTTTTATACATCAGTCCCGATTACGAATATGACGTAGAAGATAAATTATTATTGGAAGGTAATAAGAGAGGTAAAACTATGTGGATTGGTGCAGAGAAAGGTTTCGCTCTTTTAGAGCCATTTAGAGAAAGGTCGTATAAAATATTTGAGGAATCATTATATGACACTATTGAGTCTCTTACTTCCCAACAATGGCCTATGAATTGGAATGATTATTTCTGTCCAATGTGGTGTGATTTTTCACTAGATTGTGAGGCAGAATTGAACGGCATTAAGGAGTGGAATACAGATGAATAAACCGGAAATAATATGTCAATCTTGTGGAGAAATGGATGCTTGGGAAGGCGAAGAAGAAGTTTGGAGAATAACTGGGCAAGAAGGACACAAGCCGGAATTGATGACGTTATTAGCCTGTTCGTGTGGTGCAACTTATACTTTTGCGGTGGAATGATATATGTTATTATTCCCTAGAGAGATTGGGCTTCGTCGTTCACAATGTTTTTCCCGTAAAAGTTTTGATGAATACATAGATAAGGTAAACGGAAAAGCATCCTGTTACACTTCCCTCTATGCATTCCAAAGGAAAGACCCCACAAGACCTTGGAAATACGATGTAGAGAGTGTTATTATAGATAGAGCATGGTGGGATTTTGACATTGAAGAAGGTGGCTCTATGAATGATGTAAAGAATGATGTTGCTACGCTCATATCTCGCCTAGACGGTGATATAAGAACTGTATTTACAGGTAGGGGTTTTCATGTACACCAAATGTTTAAGCGGCCTGTAATAGGTACTAGTATCGCTAAACACATAGATAGGTACGAAAGAAGTGTGGCTAAGGATTTACCTACATTAGATGGTGTAGGACACCCACAAAAACTTACTAGAATACCAAACACTTACAATACGAAGAGAGGTAGATGGGCAGTCAATATACCTACCGAAGATTTTGTAAAAGACCCACTAAATTATGATATTCCTACTACTCCCAACAAAGATTATAATATACATGACCCATTTAGAGGTAAAGTTGTAGATAGTGATTTTGATATAGTAAAATGGATTGCTAACAACCCAATACCTAAAGAACTAAACACTAATGTATTTCATGGAGAAATCACTTCTTCCGGTCAAATACCCGTACCACCATGTATTGCTTCTGCTATGACTCACGAAAACCCTAAACACCCTGTTAGGTTGGCTTTAGGGTATCATTTAGTAGAAAATCTTAGACTCTTTGCTGACCCAAAAACTTTGTCTATGACTGACAAAAGAAAGATAGTAGATGAAGCAGTTGCTTTTATCGAAAAACTAAAGTGGAGAGACTTCAAACCTAGTATGTCTAGGATGCAATTATTTTCTATCATAGACCACGAACAACCACCGTCTTGTTCTTGGCTATCTACTAACGTAGGGTGTAAAGGCTCTTGTTGGAGAGATGACGGTACAAGGAGAGAATGAAAATGATGAACTTAATTAATTTAACGGAAAAAGAAATGGAATGCTGCAACTTATGTAAGCACAATTGGACACTAAAAACAGAAAGAGAAAAGTATTGCAGAAGTTGTAATTCACATATCATTATATTAGAGGGAGAAGTCTACCATACATTAGGATGGTAAGATGTTACTAGTAGATGATAGAGAAAACCCTAAAGTAGTTAATAAGTTGTTAATGCGTATGGGTGAAAATAACGTAAAAGTATGTAGAATGGTGAGTGCTGATTATGCTATGGGAGATTGGGGCGTTGAAGCCAAAGAGATTAATGATTTATACCGTTCTATTCTTGGTATTGGTAGGAATAGAACTATCGTATCTCAGTTAAGAGATTTACAAGACAACTACGAAAACCCAGTCTTAGTAGTGTACGGTACAAAATTAAAACCCTATGTTCATGGGGGTAGACCGACAGCAAAACAAACTGCTATGGAAATGGCTAGAATGAAAAAAGTAAATACACAATTCAAGATGACATTTCATCAAAGATTCCCTAAAATTAAGTATATGGAACTGGCTACAATGGAAGAGTTTATTGAATGGTTAGTAGTAAACCATACCCAACTAGGAATGGCCTTCTCTAGACACGATTCAGATACACAAAAAGCCATAAAAAAGAGCGATTTAGACCCAAGAATCCAAATCTTATCTTCTGTAAAGGGGGTAACACCTACTATGGCTAAAGATTTGCTAGAAGAGTTTGGTAGCATACCTAAACTACTAAGGCTTAGAACTACACAAAAGGCAGTTATGGCTGTTAAAGGTGTAGGTAGACAAAGAGCGCAAGATATACTAGCCCTTAGAAATAATCTAGACGATGTACCACTTAAGAAAGAGTAGAGAATCTAGCAGAGGAAGAAGGGGTATGTGCAACTGCTCTTTGCATTTTCACATCTATGTTGTGTAAAACAACAGATGTTTCGTTTGCTGTATCATTTCCTGTGTTTGGCTTTCTAGTTATTGTTATCTTAATATTATTACCAATAGTATCTAAACCTTTTAGTGGAGTAGTAGGTACTAAAGTGATTGTTTGTTTGTCTAGTCCTCTTCTTACATTTACAGTAGTGTCAATGATTTGTCCTGTCTCCACACATTCTGTACTTACATAAAATACTGCATAATCTGTAATTGACAAGAACTCACTATGGCTTACGCAAGCAGTTACTTTTATCCTATTACTTAACACATCTTCGGGTACTACAAAGGATGTTTCTACCGATACTTCTTGGCTTGTTATAGAAGATGTTTCTTCTCCTTGTAATCCTTTACCCGCAAAAATATAACCTTCTGATGTCAAGGATGCTGTACCACTTATCGGTGTTATGTCAACACTCATACCCTCTATACCTCTCATAGAAGAAGGAGTAGAAGGTACAGGGGTTTGACCTAAAATACTAAACTTAGAATCTCCCGATAACATATCATTTTGTAGATTCATTCTGTTATTATTACTTAATGATGGACTTCTTTTACCTCTAGAAAATGTTGCGGTTGCTTCTTGGTTGCCGTCGTCTCTAGCACCCGTTGTTTTTTGGTTATCATCATCTAAATCTACATTAGGTGGGTTACTAGGTATAGGCACATAACCACCTTGTTCATAAACTCCCGATGAAATACCACTAGACGAACCTTGTGTTTGTGAACTACCTAGTTGTATGTTTTGTGTTACTTCGGGGAATATTAATGACATTAAACCTTCGGCAGCAACGGATTCATCTCTTTCTAATGATAAGTTAACACTTTCAGTTTTTCCCGCTTGTACACTCCAATTTATTCTTTGTATTACTAGATTTTCAGAAGTAAGACCTAAACCTGCATCAGTCAATGTAACATAGGTAGCGGGGTTGTAAGAAACATCTCTAGTTATCAAAACCTTGGGTGCATACCATTCTGCTCTAGTAGTCTTAAATCCACCACCCATTTCGCTGTATTCTCTCATACCTAGAGGGAATATTGTGTTAGTGTTTGTTGCTACCTGCGCTAAGATATTAGCGTGTGTTGGGTCGCCACATCTATGACGCAGTAAAGCCCTACAATATTCTGCGTTAAAACTAACTACCATGTTACCTACGCTTGTATCGCTATATGTCGAAGGTAAAGCCAACTCATAAAAACCACTATGTTTTACATTTACGCTTGCTGCGCTTTGGCTTGTCGCTGTTCTAGTTTCACCGGAAAAAGAATAATCTGCTACGTGTATAGTAAACTCAGCGTTGTCTATATCTGTTCCCGATTGACCGCTTTTCAAATCTACCCATATACGCATAGGATGTGAATGATTATCGCTAACAAGTGGTGTGTTGTTAGGTATATGCACTATCTGTACAGCATTAGATACTGAACCACTACCATACCAATAATAATTATCATCCCAAGAAATATCGCCACTTGTTGTAGCATCTTTACTTACACCATATCTAGAATATAAGTTAGTAGATGTTTTCATATTACCATCTAATGCGTTTACCATACCGTTAAACAACGCACCACCTGTACCTAATCTAGTCCAGTTACACACTTTAGTATAATCATCATCTGTGCCTTGTAAAGCCACGTAAGAATCTGCTATGTAACCGTATCTACCTGTACCTATCATCTTATATTTTTCTCCCGACTCTAATATAGGCTCTACATTTACTTTTATAGGTGAGTTTTTGTATCTATTATATTGTTGCTTTGCTATAATTTGCGCCTCAAAACTTTGTGTGATAGTAGGATATTCTAATATCTTCCATCTAGTAGTGTCTGTTAGATTTGTTGCCGGCCAATCAACAAAACTTTTACCGTTATTGTAATATACTCTTACATTTGTAACTTGTGAAGTAGAGGCAGACTTGAAATTACTTATTTTCATATTACTTCTAGTCATACTTTTACCGCTATTATATTTAGGTCTAAACTCTATTCTATTATCTCTACCTACTAGATAAGAAAAACTAGTATCTAGACTATTTTCTGTACCTATACCGGAGTTTGTTTCTATATTTTTAATAATAGAAAGTAGTGTTTTACCTTTACCATCTACTATTGAACCGTAACCATCGTTACTACTTGTAGAATTGTAAGTAGTCATTAGAGATGTTATTGGTATATTGTTAATATCGTAAATTGATTTTACATTAGTTGGTGGCAACCAAGTGTCCATTATACAAGCATTCCATAATGTTCTAAACTTATCACTATCCCAAAATGTACCACTATTCTTATTCTTTATTTCTCCCTCTACGTGCATCAATAAACGCAACATAAATTGACTATGTACAGTAGCGTGTACTTCATATGATTCGGGGGTAGTTTCTGTTTCGTCTAGATTATAATTTGTTATAACTCCATAGTCATCCCAAGTTTGGCTAGTAGCCGAGTGTGCATCCCATATTGCTTGTTCTAGAGAAGTTAAATCTGTTTCTGCACTTGCACTTATACTATCTTCTTCTATCATAAATATTTTACCTAACTGTTTAGGTACTTCATATGTATCTCCTATAACCCAATCCCCACTTACTTTCAACACAGTTTCGCTAACTACTTCAATAATATATTGTCTTGTGTACACACCACCTGTTATCTTCTTAATTAACATACCTTCCTTTAATCCGTCAGTTATATGGTCTGCACCGCTTGGTGCAGTTATTTGTGTACCTCCACCAACCAACGCTGCAACAGCACTTACGGCTGCCGGAGAAGTATAAGTCGCTTCTAATTTATTATGCCAAACAAAATAATATTCTTCTATATTTCTTTCATTGGCATTACTAGAAAACACAGTAATTAATTTACCAACGCCAGTATCGTCAAACTTAGTAGCGTCGTCAACAGGTATTCCTTTATCACCGTAAATAAATCCTTCACTTGCTATGGTAGCATCAGATATTAATCTATACTGTGCCGGATGTTCACCAGTAATATCTCCTGTTGTCTGATAAGTAGAAGTGGCTTCAGCCCAATAATTATCTATAAGGGCGGGGAAACCTTGTCTTGTTTGCACATAATCGCCTAAGTCTGTACCTAGACCGGAAGCCTGTCCTGTTTTACCACCATTTGTATGTGTATTGAGATTAAAGAAAGGAGAAGAATCAATAAGCATCAATGCACCTCCTTTATCTTCCCAATCATGATATGTAGATAAATCTTGTTCGCTACCTGTTGTTGTGTAGAAATAACCTTTTGAATCACTACCGCCTGTTATACTCATAGTAGCACTACTAAAATCGGTAGAAGTTACTAAGTAAGAACTTTGTGTATTTGTTATTGTGTGATAACCATCGTGAGAAGCAGTACCTACTAGGTAAACTAAATCACCGTTGGCAAAGCCTGTTATAGGAGTCGTGGCCGCATTTATTCTTAGTTTACCGCTACCATCGTTTTGTATAGGTGTAGAGGGAGAAAGATTTTTTGGGTCGCTGTAATTTACTGGCTTAGAAAAACCTTTTGTCGTTATAGGGTCAGAAGTAGTATCTATGTTCCATATATTTACGTCTTTATTTACCTCTAAAGTACCAAAGGTATCTACATTACCATCTGCGTCAAATTGGTCTGCATAATACATTTGTACTTCGTAATTATCCTCTAGGGGATATTGTAAACCAAAACTAGTTTTTCTTTCTGAACCATCTGCGTCAGCCAAACCATTATTTCTCATGTCAGCCCAAAGCAACCATATATGTTTGTAATCATTACTTATATTTTGGAACTTAATTTTGTGTCCCGAACCACTCATTGTAAAGTTTATGTATTTACAGCCCACTAAATAATATTTACTATTAGTATTTATTTTACCTTCATAAATAAACTTACCCTTAAAAGTATCTCCATACCATACTTCTGCTACCCCACTAGTGGGTGCGTTAGAATAAGCAGCACTACTTATTTCAATAGCCTTTGTAGATGAAGTAATAGATGTATCTACTATTGTTTGGTTGTCATAATTACTACCTACTTGTAATTCACCTATATTACCAAATTGATATTGAAACCACAATGATTTAGGTAAATCTCTCATCCATCGTGCGTGTATAGCCCTATATACTAAAGGTTCACCATTTGTTGTAACAAATTGATTAGTAACCCTACCAAAATCTTTAGACCACTCAAACCTATCATTACTTGTTAATAAAGTATCTCCGTTTGCTGATACCTCAAACACAGAACTACCTGCATCTTTAGCACCGACAACACCAGTAACGCCTGTTAATATATTACTACTTTTACCTGTCCACGTAAACGTATCATTAGTGGTTGCACTATTAGCACTACCTATTTGTCCTGTACCACTAGTAGAAAAATTACTTGCGTCGGCTAAAACTATTGTAGATGCTCCCGATGCTATTCCTATACTGGCCGTAGATTCAGCAGCATATACACCATGCTCTGCTAAAGAAGAAGGATATTCAGTAAAGGTTTGCACTACCCAAACAGCAGTAGCAGTCCAAGTCCCACCAGTAGTAACAGTACTATTATAATTATTAAAATAACCTACTATTTTATTTACGCTTTTTACTTTATGCCTACCTGTGTATGCAGCGTTAAGTGCAGAAGAATTATCCATAGCCTCTTGATTAATGTAAAAATAATCACCTACTTCTAAAGAAGGGTCGGCATTATAATATACATTCATATACCAAGGTCCATCGTGCGGTGTTAAATCGCTAAACTTTGGATGATTGCTATTGAATGCATCCCAAGAAGCCTTATTCGCAGCCATCAACAAGGGGTTTGATGAATCAAAACCTACCCAATTATCATAATCCGGCAAAGCACTTTGATGTTTTCCTATGTATATTATCTTTGCAGTTTCGGGAGAAAATGCTAAATCACCGGATGCAAAAGTTAACGTAGCACCACTAACTGCTGTTGGTGTTATGCCAGTAACATTATGATTAGTGCTTTTTATATCAACCGATGTTGATGTGGTAATAGTATGCGTACTACTATTAAGGTAAACTAAAGTATTACCTGATGTGTCTTTCTGAAATCCTATGATATTTATACCTTCATAATTATCTTCTATATCATTTGGACCATAAACTGGATTTTCGTTGTTATACATCTGTATAGGCAATCCTGAGTTTAGTTGTGTTCTTTGTGTTGATGTCTCTAGATAACTACTATCACTATCAAATCCAACATCACTACCTGTAAGTTTTAATTTAGTAGCACCTAGATTCATTATGTCTCTAAAACCTTGAGCGTCATACAACCAATAAGGAGTCTCAGATACATCGTCATTTAGTGCTTCCTGCCCTATTTCCCACAAAGGTACTTGTCTATCTAAGAATGATAAAGAGTCTTGCGCTGAAAAACTTAAAACTCTACTTCTTTGTTTTTGTGATATACTAAAATCACTTATTTCTCCCCTCCAAACTGGCCTGTCTATTCTAGAATTAATGTCTGCAAAATACAATACATTCCAATCTAAAGGTGCAGTACTTGTAAATATATCACTTAAGTTTTCTACATAATCACTAGAGTTAGTTCCTGTTGAGCCACTTGCTCTTTTTGGGTCATCACTTATATCTACCTTAAAATTACTAATACCATTATTTGTTTTAGTCAAGTTGGCAGATAAAATCTGTACTTGTTCGCTAGTAGTTATGTCATCTGTAAGATACCTTACCATACCTACTCTATCTAGCATTAAATAAGATACATAACCAAAGTTACCATTAGATGATTCTTGACTGTTTATAGTCATTTGCCAACCATACATATTTGACGGTGTAACTCCTGTACCACTAGCAAGAGAGCCGTTTAGTACAACTCTAGTACCATTAACATAAACATCGTATTTACCTGTTGAGTATTTCATTACAAAATCAATATCCAACCAAGCATCATCGTTAGTATATGATTGTAAACTAGAGCCGTCATACAAAAGACCTTTAGTATCGTATGCACTTATCGCTCCCGAAAAAGTATCGCTTAAGTCTAAAGTATAATCTATTTCCGGTGTACCGGAATGACCTGCATCAGATGTTAATAAGGTAGATGTCGGAGTAGGAAATCCTATCTCAAACTTTATACCTACTTCATCCCAATCATTAGAACCTACTGCAAAGAAACTTCTTACTGCTACTCTAGTAGTAAAAACGTCTCTATCTAATCTTGAGTTTAGTTTACCGTCATATATAATTGTAGGTACATCGGGAGAACTTGTGTTTGCTTTTCTAACTGTTTGTACACAAAGAAATGGTTTTTTTGCCGGAGAAGTAACTTCTGCAAATACTCTAGAGGGGGTAGTGCTTGTTGTTTGTAGTAATTTTTCTCCCATCCAAGAGCCTGTAAGATGCGCTCTTTGTACAAAATCTCCTGTGGTAGAAATAAAACCTGCGTTTTCTGCCGCATAGTTTGTAGCGTCAAATCTTTTCATGTCTGCTCTACCAAATGTTGCGTCGTTTGCGCCAACAGAAACTAAGTAAGAACCGCTAGTATCGTGTCCATTTACAAA